TCAGTGCCCCGCTTTCAGGGAGTCGTACTGTCGCTCGCATGTGAGTCCTGCAGACCGATATCGCTCAGCCTCTTCTGCTGCTGCGATGTAAGCTCCGTTGCTTTCTTCAAGCATGTCGGCGAGCACACCGATGACCTTGCTGGCTGGCGTGCCAGAGGGGAAAGATCCGGTATAGTGTTCGGCGAGTCGCTTGGTTTTGTCAAGCTCGGCGCGCAGGCCGTCAGCAGCGGTATTAGCGTGCTCAGCATCAACACGCGCCACGTCAATACGGGATTGTGCTTCACGTTCAATTTGTGTTTTCTCCTGATCACGTTGTGACCTGGCATTATCATCAGCCAGTTTCTGATCTGCCTTTGCCTGCGCATAACCGGAGTCGTACTGCCTGTCACCGTGGACGTTCCAGGCAACCACTCCGCCAGTCACTGCTGCAGGAAGCACAGCGACAATAAGCAACTGTTTCCAGTAGGCTTTGATGAAGAGGTAGATCATAAAAGAGCCTTACGTGCAGTCGCATACCGCGCGCGCCGGTCATCGATACCGTTCTGCCCGCCATTAATAATCTGCGTGACGCGCACCAGGTCGCCGGTGTACTTCATGCAGCCTTTGGTGGCGAAGAACCACGCTGCGCTTCGGGCCGCGTAGATGTCCTGTGCCAGCAGTTCAGGCTGCGCCACCAGATCCACCTTCAGGCCATTGCCGCAGTCGCGATAATTCGTCAGGCCGGTGATCTGTATGAGTCCGCGCCCCCGGTAATTCCAGCCGTCGCCTGGTCCGTTGTTCCCCATGCGTTTGCTGTAAACCAGATTGGCAATAGCACGCTGGCGCTCGAGTGGCAGCGATGGTTCACCCTGCCTGCGGCCTAATGCGTTGGCCTGCGCCTGTGTTAAGCGTCCGGCGCGAACGAAATTCGCCAGGCCAGCCACGCTGTAATTCATGCTTTCCACCAGGCGGGAGAAGCTACCGCTTTCATGCCCGGTCTGCGCAATAAACATCGCCTGATCGTCAGGTTTAATAATGCCAAACTCTTTCATGGCGGCGGTGATGTGCGGATGCCAGCGTTTAGCCAGCTCAGAATTGATCCCGGCGGCGCGTTGAAACTGAGTAATATCCATCGTCATGACCTCGACATTTTAAATATTTGCACCACGTTCCCTTTTGTCTTTATCAGGGCAGCCAGGAACACAGCTTTGATAATCACTTCAGACCAGTCCGCTGAGATGTAATAGCCGTAGAACGTCCTGATAGGGACACTGGCGGCCACGACAATTAGCAGGTAGGCCAGCCAGCCGCCCCACCACCGGTGTCGCGAGCCTTCACGGCGGAAAAGCAGAACCCGGAACGCAATGGCCCCGCAGATAAATGAATTTGCCAGCAACCAAAATTCATGACTGGTCATCGTCATGCCCCCTGATCAAATCTCTTGGGTTGTCAGAACGGTGATAAAGCCAGATTCCAATGCGTACGGCGACGATAGCGGACACGAATGCGCCAGCGGAGTAGACGATCCCGCGCTCGAAAGAATCAGCCGTAATCGTCGGAATTAGACTGGCAACACCGATGAGAATTGATGCTGTGGGCTTATAAAAAAGAAGTCCGCAAAGAAAGCTGAGAAAGGATAGAAGTAATCGCCTTTTTATAGGATACTCTACCGCAGAGGTAACAAATATTACCGCACCTGCAAGTGCGCCAAGTGCTACCTCAGGCGGAACCCCGGCCACAACCGAGGCAAGCGCACCAAGGCTTAATCCCTGATTTAACGAGTCTGCCGTAAGCGTGGTATTCATGGTAACCACCGTTTATTGTGCATGAGATCCCCCTTAGTTGGTGATCACATCATACATGATAACCCATATACGGATAATAATTACCATAAGATAAATGTGAATTTTTACGATTTGGCAGAAAGGAAGCGGAACGGTATAAACATGACGTAAGTCAAATATCAGCGACATGAATTTTTATAAAATTAAAAAACAGATAAAATAAATTTACATTTCAGCATCACTGAGAAACTTTAATGAATAACATCAGATGCCAGGCTCTGGATGGTCTTCGCGGATGGGCTGCGTTATCCGTCGTGATATATCATGCAATCCTTGCCCCTATGGTTTTTAACAGAAACGTAGGGGAATTCTTGCATCAGGATATATATTCTTTTGATTTTAAAGACTTAATCACAAGATGCGTTGTGGCTTTTTTTAATGGCGAACTGGCGGTTATTTATTTTTTCATTCTCAGTGGAGCCTTGCTGGTTAGAAGCCTTGAAATTGATTCAAAGAGAAACGGCTTTTTTTCATCATGCTTATTTTTTCTACCAAAGAGATTCTTTAGGATATATCCGGCTTTATTTTTTACGATAGCATTAATGTTTTTTTCGTTAGCAGCCATGAATTTATTAGCTCCTGAAATCTTCAAACATCAGGACTTCGAATCGGCATTAAAAAACATAGCCTTAATTCAAACCAGTTATCATGGGGCATCATGGACATTAAAAGCTGAGGTTTTAGCAGCGCCATTTATTCTTCTTTACTTCATGATCAAAGGAACAGGGAAGATAAGTTTATTAACATCAAGTATACTTTTCGCTTATTCTTTATATATTTTCCAGTATCCAACACCGGAACAAACCATGTCGCTTTTTAATCTTTGGTTTGTTTATTTTTGTGCTGGCTTTTTATGCTGGGAATTAACAAAAACAAAATTCATTAAGTTGATTGCAAAGTCTTATGTGATAATAATATTGATAATTTCAACCATGTTAGTGCGACAGTTAACATCAATGAATTCTTATAACATGTTATATGTTCAGGTTGTTTTGTGCTGCCTGGTTGTTTCAGCTTTATTTGTAACAGATAGCGGCTCATTATTTAGATTTTTAACAAGCAAGTTAAGTATCTTCCTTGGTAAGATAAGCTATAGTCTCTACTTGATTAATGTGTTATTCATGAATCTATTCATGGATGTAATGAATTACTTCAATTTCAACACTCATAATTACCTTACTTATGGTGCAATCCTTTTTGTTCTGACAATCATCCCATCAATTCCATTATCAATATGGATGGAAAAGAATATAGAAATAAAATATAACAACATTGCCAAGAGAGTCTTTTCGTTCAAGAAAAGACTCCCCGCGGATGAGGCTGTTATCCCGTAATTGCTCCGGTGGCGGGGGCAGCCCCGCTTACCAGCGTGCCATCGCTTTTCATGATATCCCTGAAGTAAACAGTGGTCGCCCCTGCTATCGAAAAATTACCTGTAGAGTTTGAATAAAGCAGACAATCCCGGAATATAGTTGATTGCTGAATAGTCGCCCCATTATTAGCAGTGACAACGCCATATGCCAGGCTTGCATAAAACTTGCAACCGGATACCACCATGCGTGACGAGCCGAGCGAAATAAAACTGTTTTGCTTAAAGGTGGCGGACCTGCAGTTTGATATGTTGATATCGGTGCAATTGATAAATGACATTCCGTTAGCACCGGCTGGGGCGGCGGAATAACCAGTAGCGAACAAATTGGCCACGTCAACAAATGAGCAGCCTGCCATAGCAAGTCCGCCCTGTGTGGCATTAGGGAATGAACTGTTAGTGATTTTGATATTTGCGCAGTTATTCGCCTTGAGACTTGTTCCGCCTGTGTGATCAGGAATAAAGTTATCTATAACAACGAAGTTTGAAGAGTCAAGCGATAGTCCATCCTGGCTACTTTGAATAGAAGTGCTGGCGCTTCCGTTAGCCGCGCAATTGAGTATGAACGCCCCTTCTGCTTTTCTTACCCTGAAATGTGGGTAGTTATAATCAACACCATCCTGACCAACGCGATCAACAGTGCATCGGTTCATAAAAAAAGATGCCCAACAGTCGTAAGTGTCAATACCGATCCCACGCTGCTTAGCCAAAGTAATGTTTTCAAAGTTAACAAATATCGCTCTGTTTGTACCATTAACGCCGTCAGATATAAACCCAAAGCAGCGCTCACCGTACATGTCACAAATTTCGACATTTGTCATCCCGGTAATATCCGTTCCCAGCAAAATTACCGGGCAATTACTCACTTGTGCGCTTCCATCAAAATTAAAACCACTTACCTTCAGGAAACTACCGGACAGTTTGAAGCAATTGACACCAGCAGCCTGAATTATTTTTGTATAATTCACGCCTTCAATATGGAGGTTATTTCGCTGGATATTAACTGTAGCTGACAGTTTATAACCGCTTGATTTATTTGGAACAATTATTTTTGATATAGAATAATCAGCAACGGCACTGTTAAATGCCGGGCTGTCGTTGGCTACTGCATTACCTTTCGCGCCAAATTGCAAAATGCTGACAACACCATTGTGTGATAATTTCCAGCGCCCACCGTCAGCGGCCACAATAACCGTCCCGCCGTTATCTGACGAAGTAGTATCTGCAGAATCAAGAAAATATGGCCCGCCGCCGCCATCTCCTTTGCTGTAGTAGCCGAGTACAAAAACACGTTGATTCCTGTAGGATTTTACGTTTTTTAGCTGGCTGATTGAGTCAACGACCCTGAAATTTCTGTCCTTCAGGTAATCGTAAAGGCTGCCGTCATCATAAAGGATGTTGTTTGTGTTAGAGGATTGCCCGGTGAACTGCTCGAAATAGGTCGAAGCCCACTCTTTTGTCACCGCATCCTGTGGATTTAAAGGATCAGCCAGGTTTGATATGCGGTTATTTTTTGCGTCGTAATAGCTTGCCAGGGTGCCGGGCTTTAAAAGAGCAAGACGTCGCCAGCCAAAACAGTCCTGAAGCAACATCGTCAGGTAATCAAACGCATCCTCATGCACTTCAGCGAAAAAGCTTCCCTGGTTCCGGAGATCGGTTTCCTGCGTTACCGGAAGTTCTCGAGATATCGAAATCTTGTAACCATTGGTAAGTGGTGATGGCAAAACAACATTTCCACCAGTGTATCCGCCAGCACCCGTAACGGTGTAATCAGTGTCAAGAATTAGTTCTGTGATGTTCTCGTGCAGGTCAACAACCTGCACCATCAAATCAGATTTATGAAAAATTCTGAAGGTATAAGGGAATGATGTAGTGACCCCGTTCCCAGTGTAATCATTGTGGTCAACCTCAGTTGAAACCGTCATGTCGTTTTCTCCAGATTGCTTTTGCGCCCGGCGCGCATGCACTCTGAATCATTGTATTACCATAAAAACCTTATATGAACCAAATGAGGAATGAACACATGTTTTATTACCTTACAGGTAATTTGCATTTCATGCTGGATAGTCCTGACATCTTCTGCTACTGTATGTTTATACAGTGATTGCATGGAGAAGAAGAGATGCAACGGCAGTATCACCATCCGCTGGAAGAAGGATTTGAGGAAAGAATACACACGCCGGTAGGCGTTAGATCCCTGGTGGAGGACTCGCATCTTATGAAGTTGCTGCGGGAACTCGATAAAGATGGCTTCAATGTTGATGGGCCACTTGCTGAACTGGTTGCGCTTGTGAATTACGTCACAAGTTCTCAAATGACTATGCAGGATCTGCAAACGCATCTCGATTACTGCGCGGAACAGTTACGCAGACAGATAACATGAGTGATTCCATAGGCTATGAGTAAATTAAAAGGTAAACAGTGCTACACTAATTAGCGCCATAAATTAGTGGCCTACACATGGAAATAAGAAATGAAAAAAGCATTAGCGGTTCTGTTTGTTCTGTTGTCTTTGGGTTCTGCTACACAGGCTTTTGCTGGAAACTGCCAGCACGACAGCGATACAGCTTCAGATGGTTCAAGATGCGGCGGGCGCTCTGCTGATTCTCGACCTGGCGGGCGTTAATAAATTAAGGCCGCTACGCGGCCTTTGTGACATGTCACGATCATACTATGACAATCCTATGTATCCTGCTACACCAGATAATATAAGAACAACTGCGACGGCAAATTCCCCATCTTCAATGATACCTTTACGGTTCATTACGCCAAGCGCGACAAGTGCCAACACAACAAGAATAAAAACAATCATTTTCGCATCCTTATTGCGGAGTAACATCCTGCGGTCGCCACCAGTATGTTTGATTAAAGTTCTTCTTCGATCTCTGCTCCACCTTGCGCAGGTAGCCAGGCGAGAAGTATTCCTGCAACTGGTTAAATATCATATGGTCAAGTGCAGCTTTTGCATACCACAGATTCGCGCCGGGAATGAGCCCCTTACCAAGTTTCACCAGATCACCGCCAGTCTGCTCTGGCTTGCCTTCAACAGCATTAAGTGGAATGCCCTGCCCCAGCTTAACCACGTCGTCCACCAGTCCGGCCACAGGGCCAAGCATGGATGCCAGAGCACCGCCACCATAACGAGTGTGATCAGACAGCAGGAAGTCGCCATATAACCCGAGGCCGCCGCCTTTCAGCAATGCTCCTAGCCAGAATTTTGGCGCGTCCTCGCCGGTCATCTCACGCGGGTTGCGCCCGGATGCCATATCGTTCAGTTGCTGCGACAGCGCACCAAGGATCGTTGTGCTGGCGATAAACGCACCGATATAGGCAGCGCGGCCACCTGCGGAAGGCATCCCCATTGCACGCGACCAGTGCCGCATGACAACCGAGATTGGGAAGCTCTTGAACAGGAACACGCTGCGCACAAGCTCGCCTTTCCAGGTTCCACGTTGCAGGCCGCCGCCGGTTATCATTTTCTCTCTGGCGCCAGGCGTGATCACCGCCATGTCAACCTCTTCCGCCACGGCCCCAAGCAACTTACGCATAGCCTCGAATTTAACCCGCTCCGGCGCGCCGAGGTGCTTCACTGCGTCGTCAGGAATACGCATGATGCTCTCCGGCGTCAGCATGGTGTTGTTGCCTTTCCCCCAGTCTTCCTGGTCTGCCAGCTTCCACACGCTGAAATCCTGCTCGGTAATGCCTTTGCTTTTCAGGATGCGAAAATCACCACCATCGAGACTGCGCAGATCCGGCGATCGTGAAACAACCTCGCCCAGGCTACCCATCATTGTGACGCCATAGGCGCGCTTGTGCGCATCTGACCATGCAGTAAGACCGCTGGCCCGCATTACTGCTGTGGCGGCCCACCGCGCTTTAGACGGTCCCATATTATCCATTGCCCAGCGGTTAACGCTGCCCAGCAGGGACTCCATCGCCAGACCGGCGCGGCGCGCGCGGGCCAGCTCAGTGCGGTTTGTCGGGTCCATCGCTTCAAGCTGGTTGCGGAAAAGCTGGTTCATCGGCAGGTTAGTGACCTTCGCCGAAAGATACATGGTGCCCAGGTCAGAGAACGACGCCAGAAGCGCGGAACCGAGTCGGCTAGCCACCAGCCAGTTGCGGATATTGTCAGACCATTGCGCGATATGAGGGTTAGCAATTGGCTGAGTTTTGCCAGAAATAAAGTTGTAAAGGCTCTCTGTACTGTTAGCCATGCGCTTCACTTGCCCGGTGCGCTGCGGGTTTACCGTAGCGGTTTCTGCTGTCACCTCATCGAGAATTGCCCGGAAAACATGATCCGGGTTTGGGCCGTAGGTTTCTACCAGCGCGATATCTTTGCTGATGCCCTCCAGATGCCCTACCATCACTTCCCACAGGGAGCGGTCACCGTACTGCCGCTGGTACTCCAGATACGAATCAGCGTCTTTAAAGTGGATCTGGCGTGACGCGTTTCCGCGATTGGCCCGCGCTCCGGACAGGCGCATACCGGAATCACTCAGTTTGTTCAGGCCGCCGGTAGCGATCGTGTTGTATGCCTCGCCGAGAAACGCCGTAACCTCCGCGTCGCTCATCAGCTGGCCATCCTCCTTGATGTAGTATTTACGGTCCAGTTTGCCGATCACGTCGCTTACCCACTGCTCGCGCGTCGCGCGCCCCACTTTTTCCATTGAGTGGTGCTGAGGAATGCCCCAGTTTTCCAGATAGCCGATATCACCACCTGCATCGTTGAACCGGCGGCGCAGTAATTCAGTAACATCAGCCCAGGCCTTTGCCCCTTTCTTCGCCTTAATGTTGCCCGTGTCCTGCCCGCGAATTTCGAACACCAGATCACGGACTCCCTTTTCATCTTCGAACAGGTGGAAAAAACGCGGATCAACGGCTTCAAACGCTTCCTGAATCTGACTCAGCGCGTAATCACGCGTGGCCTTTCCGCGCGACTCGACAGACAGGAAATTCGATTTCCCGTCAGCACTGAATGCAATGGTGCGGTTAAGCGCGCCCAGCTTCCCGTCGGTGCCCTGGTAGCCGTTAATGAATGCGTCAAGGCGCTGGCGTGCGGCAATGGTCAGCGCAACACGGCGCCGCTTAAGTCCTGCTTCCTGCTGCAATTCGTCCGCCGCCAGTTGCCCGGCGCGGCGCAGCCGTTCCGCATCGGTCATTTGTCGCCATGACGCCGGATCGTTGCGGGCAAGCTGGCGCATGTTGCGATATATGCGGTCTTCGATATTCTGGATTTCTCGCGCGGTAAGGGTGCGCTGTGCGGCCTGCTGTACTGCGTTGATACATTCCTGGCGCATGAAAATTTATCCTCTCAAAAAACATGCCACGGCCACATCAAACAGGCCTGAATCCTGAATAGCCTGCTCGTTCTCGCGTTTGGCCTCTTCCAGCACTTCACGGGCGCTGCGGGACTGCGGATTACCGTCATCATCCAGCACCGTGATCAACATATCCGGCGACGCCGCCAGTGAATCTTCCGCAAACTGAAGGTCAATGTCATGGGCGGATTGTTGGTCAACCTGAGTTAATGCGCGGGTGTTATTGAACGGTGCTGCTTCATCTGCGGTTAGCACTTCAGCAGTTTTGTAGTAGGACATGGCCTGGGTATTCAGGTCTGTTTCTGCCTGTCGGCGGCGCGCCAGTTCCGCACGCGCCTCAAACTTAGCGCCACCGGGCTCGTGGGGAGCCAGATCCGTCCTTGCAGTTTCCAGTCGAGCGGTGGTTTCAGTAATGCGTTGGTCTACCGCCCGCAGTCGTGCCTGCTTATCAGCCCTTGCCTGTGCCAGTTCTTTACCACTTCCGACAGGTTCCTCTGCCAGGATGGCAGCGCGATCAGTGTTAAGGTTATCCAGGATACGCTCACTATTGGCGATCTCAGACTGAAGCGCTTTACGCTCACCCAACGGCAATACTTGCGCCGCCTGTTCTTCCAAAATTCGTGTCTCCACGGCGCGCGAAGTCGCCCCATCTTCGGCGGTAAAAAGAGCCTCATCTATGGCTTGAGATATCAGGTTGCGCCTGCCGGGCACGGCGCTGAAATCGGCAGCCTCGGCGATGCTGGCGACGTCAACGCGATTTCCCTCACTCACATCGCGCATTGCCTTTTGCAGCGCCTGAATATGGGCGTTACGCGACAACACGTTAACCGGTACGCCTGGAGCCACGTCGAATTCAGCGTGCTGCGATGCGTTGGCTGCCAGCGCCGCATCCACATCAGCGGGCGCAAATTCCGGCGGGCGAACGGTTTCGCCACGGGCATTCATAAAACGGCCTATGCCACCGAATGCAACGCCCAGCACCGCATCGATAGCCAGCGCCTGGCGGTCAAATACATCGTACTGCGCTGCCATCTCATCATAACCGCCGCTCCGCAGCGTTGAGGCAGTGAGACCGCGCTGAGCCATGCCAAAAGCAACGTTTGTTCCGGCGGCGTAGGCGATATCCGGCGCGGCGCGGGCAGTAGCCGCCAGCACGTTCCGCGCGGCACTTTCACCGCCGCGGGCAATCTGCGCACCAATACTTTCCGCCAGCGCGCCGCCAGCGCGCAGGCCCAGGCTCATTGGGATCAGCGTGCCAGCACCGGCGGTAATACCGTGAACCAGCGCCACGTCCTGAGCCGTAGCGACGTCCACACCAGCAGCGCGGAGCCGTTCGAACTCTGAAAAGCCCTGTCCGGAGGTTACAGCAGCCGCACCAACAAGAGGCCCGCCAAGCGCAGTACCCACCACCGCCTGCGATCCCATATCAAACAGACCGTTAAGTACCTGCCCGGCGGTGCCGGTTGTGGCGACGTCTGGCGTGAGCCGCTTTACCTGTTCCTGCGCCAGCTTTCGCTGTTCGGAGATAAACTCCTGTGACGTGTCACGAACTGGCGTGTTTTCGTTGATGAACTGCGCGATCGGAGAAACAACGGTATCAACACCAGCCCAAAGCAATTGATCTGGTTTCGCCACCAGACCAGAATAAAGCCCGGACAGCGCCGCACCTCCGGCATTGTCAAAGAATCCGACATCGTTATCGCCAGATACACCAGCCGGATTTGACGCGGCGGTATCCAGTTGCTGGTTCTGATTTACCGTATTGAGCCCGAAATAACTCATTGTGGGATGCCTCCTGCAAAGCGCTGGCGCTGCTGAGTAAGGTCAAGGATTACAGGGGTTCCGTCATCTTTAAGAAGGTAGCCGGTGCCGAGCTTAATCAGGTACTGGCTATCGCCGTAACTTTGCAAACCATACTGGCCTTGCGGTGCCTTGATACCGGCTTTGACTATCTGGTTTTCCCACGCCTGGTTCACCTGCTTATCAAATTGCTCTGGAGCCATACCCCATGGAAGCAGGACGTTCCCCATTCCGTTGTAATCATAAGTACCGCCGGTAGCCACGTTGATCGCCTGCTTCCAGATGTTGTTGTCCAGCTCGCCTGAGAAATCGCCTTTCTGCGACATTACGCCAGCGTAATAATCTTTCGCCACCTCATAAGCCATCGTTGCGCCCTGGGCATCACCGGCAAAGGCATCCTGAACGGTATCGGTGAATTCCAGTCGCATATCATTCTCTTTCGGCATAACTACGCCTTTCACATCTTTGGTGCCTTTGCGTGCCGCTGCGCCAGCGAGGATCGTTTGCGATGCGGTTTCAGGGGAGACACTAACATCAGGGTTAAACCAGTTCTTTTCCGCCACCACGCCGCCCGGCTTATCCATCAGGATCCCAGCGACTGCCGCGGACGGGGCATTAACACTGATCTGCTGCAACGCAGACATGTAAACCTGACCACCGCCGGTGCTTTGCCGAATGGTGTCGAGATAGGCCGACTGTTGTGAAACTGGCGCATCACGGAAGAAAGCACCGATCTGATTAGCTTCATCTTTGGAAAAGAATGTCAGCGGCGTGCCGTATGATTTAGCCAGATCTACAGCCTGAGAAGCCCGAAGGGCTATCGTCTGGCTGAAGTTGTTCTGGTTGGTCATATCGATAGGCTTTGTTTGCCCGGAAGAAAGTGAAAACTGAATTGGGTCTGCTTTACGTTGTGCAAGAACAGTACTGGCAGCAGAGACAACGGCATCATAGGTTTGGGCGCGCGCTGCATATCCTTCACCAGTTTCACCGGTGTCTGGCTTCAGGTTTTCTACTGCCGCCTGAATGCTACTGGTCGGCATATTACGGAATGAACCAATGTATTGCCCGGCGATCTGCGTATTCCTGAACTCGGTGTAACGCAGGTTTCCTTCACGCACGCCGTACGCCGCCATAAAGTCGTTCTGCGTAGGCGCATCAGGGAAATCGACTCCGCGCATGTATGCCGCGCTGGCGTCGCGCACACGGCTGTCGATATTGGTGCGATACTCAGCCTGTTGCTGTTTGCGCATCTGATCAGCCTGACGCAGGAACGTTGCCTGAGCCTCCGGAGACGCAGCATCGAATGCGGCGTTGCCAGTGTATCGCTTGGTGCTGGTCGGCAGCGTAGAGAGGCCGATAGCTGCACTGACGCCCGTTGAAAGCTGCTGGTCGCTATATGGCTGGCTTCCGTTCTCATGATGGATGATGGCGGCGCATAGCGCTTTTAGCGTGTCAGGGTTTGATGCATCAAGCGGCTGGTCAGGCGTTACGCCGAGCTGCGCACATACCGCCTGAATATAGGCGTCGGTGTTATTATTGTCAGACGGCGGCGCCCAGCGGTTAATGATGTCGTTGACAGTATCAATGCCCTGACGCTGGTACGACAGCAGGTTGCGACCAAGCGCCCGAATTCCATGCTCTGGCGTTTCGAACTTGGCAAAGCGACCATCATCACCGGTCTGTCCTACCCACGGATTGGTTTTGCTGTACTCGAGATTGCCAGGGTTGTTGTTGCGAATTCCACGGGCGCTATCTCCTGAACCACCTTCTGATACCGCACGGCGGGAACCGGTAACCGTATCGCTCAACTCGCCATTGCTCTGAATGAACTCAATGGAGTTGTTGGCTGACCACTGTGACAGTGACGCATCAGCAACTTTCTCTTTGAACTCAATCTTTTTGGCCTGAATCTGTTCAGAACTCCAGCCATGAGCATTGCCGTAATATTCGATCTGCTGGAAAGTCTGCTGGTTGTAGAGTACATAGTTAGCATTGTCGCCGTAAGCGGCGGCAGCCAGTTTACCGTTGTTCGCCAGTGTTGCCTGGAACTGACCTTCTTCATAGGCATTAAGTTGACTTATCTCATGTCGACCAGCCTGGGTGGTGAACTGAATGCGCTGCTGCTGCGCCTGCTGCATAAAACCAGCCCTGGCACCTTCAGGAAGTGTCATCGCGATCTGCTCTGCCTGAGCATCGAACTGCTGAGTGTAAGCCTGTCCTTTGCCGAGCGCATTTTTACCCTGGAGATTCAGTAGCCCAGTATCAGGGTTAGTCAGCAGATCACTGGAAATCTGGCTGAGTTGCAGTGAGGCATCCTGAGCCTGAGCAACATCTGCGCGCTGCTTTGCCTGTGCAAAAACATCGACATATTTATCCGCAACCCCACCTAAAACATCGCCCATCTGTGGAGTATTAAATGTTTGTACCCCTGGAGACTGAAACCCACGACTTTCAACCTGACGACCAGTGACTGTTGGTACTGTTGGCATTTCGGCATCTCCTTATCGACCGGTTGGTGTGCCGATAGCAGCGCTTATTGGTGCCGCTTTGCTTTGGGTGAATGGTGACCACGTTCCGCCGCCCATCTGATAAGCCCCGTATGCCTTCAGTGGCGCGGTTAGTAATGTCTGAGTCAGGCCGGCACTTCCTGCACTGCGCGCTGAATCTGCCTGAGACTGATAATTTGCCCCCTGAACACGAAAACCATATGCCTCTCTCTGTGCATTATTCACCGTAGTCAAAGCATCAAGCGCACCGAACTGCGCAGTATCACCGAAAATATCCAGTGATGAACCGCTGCCCAATTCTGCGCCAGTTGCCGCCATGGTTGCCGCCTGCGTTCCCTGTCGTTGGCGCATTTCTCTGCGACGCTGATCTGCCTCTGCGTTACCTCTGTTTATGGAATCCTGAGCCTGAGCCTCTGCCACATCGGCATTTTTCTCTGCTACCGCAGAAGTGTATTTTGCCTGCTGGTTTTGGCTGTACATTGATGCGGCAGTTGATGCCACCGTTACAGCAACCAATGCAATGGCTGGACTACACATTATTTTTTCTCCATGTAGAAGCGGTGAAAATTCAATCCGTCTTTCCCGTAAGGCAACGCGTCATCAAGATGGAAACCAAGCCAGTGAAGCCATGATTTTGCTACGTGGTTTCGTTCATCCACATAGTTCTCAAGATAAGGGTAAACAGAGAGCATTGCATTGACGGCTTTGCGGCAGCGGCGCAGGAATGTGCTCTGGTATTTCTCCAGCGCATCGGTCCCCACCAGCCATGGAATGCCACTTCCGCCAATCATAGATGCAGGAGCCACACCGAATATGGTAACTACGTCGCCGTTTACCAGACCAGCGCAGCAAAATGTTGATGTGCGCAGACCGGTTTCCAGCACGCGCCGCGGACTCCATCCATTGGTTGCCAGAAACTCATCGATATCAGCCTGGCGAACATGCGGAATAATGGCTTCGATATGCTCTGAGGTAGCGGGTACGATCTGAGCGTTAATCATCAGAAGCCACCGACGGTAAGGCGAGGAAGAACAGCCAGCACTGACAGAGGCAAAGGATCAAGTTGTCGAACCTTAACGCGTCCGTTTTTATCCCAGTTGCTGTCGAGTTTTACTTCAACCTTTCCGGTAGCGTCATCAACAGGATCGTCGTAGAACTCAAACTCACGCTGCGGATATTCATACCAGGTTCCGCCAGGAGTTGTTGCCCATATACCTCGGCTTGCGTTGACCACCATCGTGACAGTAGGAATGACCTGCTTTTTGTCCAGCAGCGTTTCCTGCCCGTTGATATTGATATCCAGAGTTTCGAATTCAGCGGTGATAGGCAGACCGATATGAACAACTGCGCCAGGTGATTCCAGCGTGACGGAGCCACCAGTTACAGTTTTTTGCGGCTCAACGCTGGCGTCTGACAGGATGTTTACCGTCTGACCTTCGAGGTGCGACAGTCCCCCGAACGTCTGGCGCGCCATCTGCCAGTTAGTTGTGGCCGCGTTACGCAGAACAGGTGGAACGTTGCGATTGAATCGGACGGTAACCGCGGTATTGCTGGTTACGGAGATGATATCTCCGCGCAATTCCATTGATACAGGCTCGTTGGTGTCTGGATCAGTGCCGGTGTATGGGAACTGAATTTGAGCACCGACATCGGTATTAACGAAATACGCACCACCGCTCACAGTAACCGGGTAATCAACCTTATAACTCCAGTCTCCGGTTCCGCCGCTGATGGTCATTGTGCGTGATGATGTGTTGCGTCCGTCGTAGCTCAGGCCGCAGTCGACAAAGAACGCATCTTCATCGTTGGTGAACAGGCGACTGGAAAGGCGTTCAATGTAACGTACGGTCTGCCCATTGATAGTACGATTAACCACAAAGTAAACAGCATCCTCGCTGCCTTCACTGATGGAACAGGTGCTTTCGTGCTTTCCCGCGCTGGATTGCGGCGCCCAGGCAAAAACCTGCTGATCACGCAAATAAGTCAACACGAGCAGTTTACCGTCATCGCGAATGCAGAACGCGCTGCTGTACGGCACAATGCAGAATGACCAGTCAACAATGCTGTGCTTCTGGAACAGGTGGTTTGCCAGTATGGTCAGGTCCGTACCCTGGTACCCGTCAACATCAAACGAATATGCCAGATCTCGCACTACGCTGCCCTTCTCTTGGATGAACAACGCGATGTTAGCCACGGCGATAGGTGGTACGTTGCTGGAACCGTTGTTCCCCTGGGAGCTGAACGAGAACGCCGATGGCGTGAGAACCTTATTCTGGTCCCCGGATATCGTATATTCCCCGCCAGATGTCAGAGCGACCAGGTTACCAACGTCAATCAGGTGACGAATCTCATTCACCTGCCTCCCGGCGTAGGTGTAAATAATTCGATCATCATCCTGAATCGGGTTGTTCTTGCCGAAGTCCTTATAATCGCCGGTGCGGCTTGCCCATATGGTTTGTGGGTACGCGGTAGACGCTGCAAAGTACAGGCGCTGCTGGTAGTAAACAACGGTGCTCGGGTAGCCGTTAACACTGTTCCATGCGTATTTCGCCCACTTATAACTGGCTTTAGTAGAACCAACCACCTGCGATGGAATGAATGAAACTACATCGGCAGTTGCTGTCAGACCATCTCCAGCTACTGCTGAGATTCTGGCAATGCCGAAACCGCTATGCAGATACTCCCACTGTATCCCGGTATCATCATCGCCAGTTCCTCCCCAGCCATCCCACGACATACCTTCAGTGTGAGATGGTCGAAGTGTTCCGGTCTTGCCAGCAGTATTGGCGCGGTAGTAGTTACTGTCTGCACGGCGAACGTCGTTGATTGCTGTTGTCTTGCTGGTTTCCCATACAGGTACGGAATCAATAGCAGGCTGCTCGAGATAGAACAGTTTTCCGACCTGTTCAGCACCGAAGATGGCAGAACTTGCCGTCAACGTAATGGTTCCGGTGCTGGCGCTGGCGTACACTTTCACTGTCTCGTCAACGTTGATATCTTCGAATGGTCCGTTTTTGGTGGTGACGTCGACGATCTGCCAGTTATCGTGCGCATAGCGGCGCAGTTCTTTCGGCGGGTAAGCAGGATGCACCAGCGTAAGAACGTCTGCGCTCTGCGTGAATTTAATGCGGAAAAGTTCGGTATCAGCATACGGCATTGCCAGCTCATAAATCACATTGCTGGTCGTCAGAACATAAGCGCCGTCTTTAATTACGCGCATATAGTTATGACCAAACTCAAGCGCGTAGGTCTGGACGGTCGAGAACTGAAACGGGATTAACCGGCACTTGCGATCAGGATATTTAGCTTGGCCAACGAAGCGCGTACCGGGTCGGTTCTCGACACCGCCATACTGACGAACAATGAAGTTATCGCACTTGCGCAGCGCCACCTGATACTTCGACATATCAATGCGGCCGTACAGTGACGGACCAATTTCACCACCGGCAAAGCTCGGTTGAATCCAGCTAAAAGCCATTATGACAACCTCGCTGCTGTGAACTCATCTACAGGCGGTTGAGGCTCCTGTGATTCGTTCTGGCTGTGGGAACCAGCACTCAGGATTACACGGTTGTACATCGTCAGTGCGTTGTTACCGAGATCTGCGCTACCGGTCAGCGCCATATTGATGGCTGCAGCCAGACGCCATGAAAGCGCCTCCATAAAAATGGCGTCATACATATTGACGTCAGTAACCCGCGCTACGTATTTCAACCACGCTTTCGGCTGATCGGTGTAAATAAGCTTGCCTGTCAGGTCTTCATTGGAACCTACAACATATTCAATGCGCTGCGCAGCGGTAGGGTTACGTATGCCGGTTGGCATGACCTCGGTTATGCGAACACAATCAGATGGGTACTGGTAAGCGTATTGCCAGTCTGGAGGTGGATTATTGGTATCAGCCAGCGCCACGCGCTTGGTAGCGAAGTTCCAGTCAAAGTCAGCCAGAGCAGCATCGCGGCAGGCGTCAAAGTGCAGTGAGCACTGTCCGGCCTCTTTACTGGCTTCATTCAGGCTGTTAATGCTGCGGCTGTTTCCGATGTTGCTCAGCGCGCGGTTGCAGATCTCGATAACGGAGGCCATTAATCATCCTCCCCACCATAGAGGGTTTGCGCTGCTGACTTCGGTTGCTCACCGGATACTGGACTGAGCGCCATATCAGTGATCTGCAGGCTGGCGTTATGCTGCATTCCATCTTCAGTTTCGCGGGTAGATGTTGAGCGAATAGTTGCCTTTGCGGTGATCATTACCTCAGTGCCAGCTGATTGAGGTGTTGCCTTAAGCTTGGCGAGCGTCTCGTTGTTCAACTCAATGCAAAGGCCCCACGGATAATCATCACGAGTCTGGGTTTTACCATCCTCATCCTGATATGTGTCGGTGCCGGTTTTGAGGTTTACCAGATCCATAACGGACTCCTGCAAGAAAGGGGCCGAAGCCCCTGTTTGATTAGCGAGGCTCAGACGCCCAGTTCGGCACGCTTATCTGCGATCTTCTCGCGGAGCGTTTCGGCTTTAGTGTTGTGATGCGGTTTCTCGTTGAAGAGAAACTCATACTCTTCGCGGAGTTTATCCAGGCCATCATCAGCCCCACCTGCATCGTTCATCGGCTCCAGCGCCGCAACGACAACTGATGGATCACCTTTGTGCTTTGCCTTAGCCTTTGCTGCACGCGCAGCATCGTTCATCGGCTCCAGCGCCGTGCCCGGCTCACCGTCATACTCAACTTCAGAGCCTTCAGGCCATAGGTTGTTATGAATGTGGGATAAGCGCAGGACACGGTATTTTGCTTTTTCACCTGACATCGCTATCCCCTTAGCCAGTCACTTTTGAACGAATCGGGTAGTACGGACTGTTGTTATCAACATCCAGGTTAATTCCCGAGGTGAACGCGCCAGCCGTCAGCGGGCCAGTACCTACCGTGTAGTTCACGCGCAGATAACGCTGAACACCAGCCGGAACCTTCGCAGAGAACAGGCGCTTGCCAACGGTAAGTGCCGAGAGTGCCAGCGCACCGCTGTCGTAGATAGTGGTCCAGGTTGAGTTGTCCGGGCTGGTCTGTAACTGAACATTCATGGTCGCAGCACCTGCAGCAGTTGCTGTTGTGTCAACGGTTGCCCAGAACTCCAGCGGATAACCCACGCCGATATCGCGGCGGGTGCCGTCAATAGGGCCAAGGTCAATCACGTCCGTAGAAGCAGCAGAAGCTGTTACCGCCTGCTTCTCGGAGAACATCAACAGTTTGTCGAGGATCATTTTCTTTCTCCATTCATGGGCCAGTTAAGGCCCATTAGTTAATGACAGGCGTTAAACAACGCGCGCTTCTGTTTCCAGAATCGCATCGGTTTCACGGATTGGGATGCCACGGAATGCAGTCCACCATTCGCCTTCTGTCTCTTTAACGGAAAGAGCCAGAGAGGCTTTATCCAGAGATTGCAGATCGAGCGCCTGGGCAACGGTGCGGTTCATATAGAAAGCCGCGCGGCCCATCTTCAGGTTAGGAACGCGGTGCAGCGCTTTAACCATCATCGTGACGATGTTTGCAGCGGAAGCCGGAACAGACAGATCGCTCACATCGATGTTGGCGATGCGAACAACGTAGCGCCAGTCTCGCAGGGCCAACCCGTTATCCCACTTGTAGTGGGTGCGGTATCCCTGATATTTACCACCAGCAGAATCGATAAGAGTCTGTTCGCCCAGGTTCTGAGTCTGCAATCCTGCCTTCTGGCCTTTAGGGAAAATGCCGTGAACGGTGTTTTCACCCCACACCACCAGCCAGATAGAAGTGTTATCGGTGCCGGTACCGCCAGCATCGATGATGTTCTGCCCGTTACCTGCAGATTTGCTTGAGTAACGCGAAGACAGGCCCATGAACTGCTGAGGGTTAACGCTGGTATCACCATAGAACAGCGTCTGCGCCATCTGCTGGTTCATGCCTTCGATGAATGCGCGGTCTTCAGAAAGACGGAATTCAGCGGTATTGCCGTTCAAATCTGCCAGTGACCTGTCAACTTCGGCATAAGTTTCCAGCATCCCGCAGGAGTCGGTTACCTGTACTGTAGTTGATTTGCTTGGCTGCACGCCGTAGTTAAGCAAACGCCAGGTAGCAGATGGCAAACCAGAGCGCACGGTAGTACGGTGGCCGGTTGGCAGGTTACCCTCAACGAACATCATGTCCGTCAGGATTTCGTTGGTTTGGGAAAGGAGTTCGACGATCTTATCGACCTTCCCGTTTGGATCAGTACGCTTAGCCCAGTCAGCCAGCGTCAGCGCATTTACGCCTTTAACAGCCATGGTTATATCCTCTCTTATTAGCCATAAAGCACTTCGGCCGCACTACGCTGGCCTTGATTACTGCCATCGACCATGCCGTCTTCCGACATGGCTTTACCGATTTTCACGAACGCCTTGACCAGTTCAGGGTGGTTACCCAGGCCAGTGCCTTCCAGATACTCTTTCAGTTCAGGCGTACCGAACTGAGCAAGAGCACGTTGTGCAGCGCTCAGGTTACCGGTCAGCTTATCGCCACCGATCTCCTTGTCTGCTTTAACGTCAGCAGCCCACTGCTCGGTGGTTTTCTGCCAGGCTTCAACCTGCTGCTGCTGTACCATTGGCATGATCTTGGCGCCGTACAGGTCGACCATCTTTTGCGCCTGCTCATTGGTCAGGTTCAGTTCACGGGCGATAGGTTCGAATTGCTCCAGCGCTGCTGTATCAAGTTCCTGGCCTTCAGCAGGCTTGAACTCATATTTCTCTGGAGCGCCTTCTGGCTTCTTGTCCTTTTCTGCTTCTTCGGTTTTGGCTTTTTCAGCAGCAAGTTCTTCCTCAGTTTTCTGAGCTTCAGAACCTTTCTCAGAATCAGCGACCTCCGAATTATCCTGCGTCTTGGATTGCTCCTGAGTTTGCTGCTGAGTTTCGCCAGCACCTTGAGTTGCTTCAGTGCTGACCGTTGATGCTGTATCTGCCTGACCACCTTCAGTGGATTGCTCATTGCAAAGACGGCGATGCAGCAAACGTTCAAATAAATTCATGGTCACTCCTGTTCACTGGCCTCTGCGGCCATCTTCAGATACTGATCGGGGCAGTGCGTCATGACGCGCTGAAACAGAACCAGAGCCAGGTTGCGCTGCCCTTCGTTGAATGCTGTGATTTGCGGATCTACGTTGAAGCAAGCTCCAAACACCTGGCCTTTCTCAAGCAGTGACCAGATCACGCGGCGGCCCTGCTCGCTTCCCATAACGAACTGGATGTCGTCGATATCGCGCTGCGCCAGAAGTTGCTGTTTAGCGTCAAGCGCTGCTTTACGGCCTTCGTCGTCGATATCCATCATTGCTGCGGTGCTCCTGCTGCATTAGCGATAGCGGTTAATGCGCTAGGGTCAGTGGTCTGCGTTTCGCTGAGAGTCTTGGCCCCCTGCGCTGCCGCCTGACCCATTGCCATTGCCTGTGCGGCCTGCGCCTGTTTGGCTCGTTCATCACGAATGCCCTGCACCTGCTCCTGAGGAACGATGACGGTAGGCGATACGCCTGACATTTCGGAGAACGCGTCGATAGCTTCATCCACATCGAGCTTGTCGAGTGCTTCAGGCTTGAACTGTGCGAGCTGACCGATGAAGCCAACGGTCTGCGACAGGCTGGTAAGGCCGATAGATTTCTGCGCCTGCGCCATCACGGAGATATATTCGATGCGCAGCGGCATACCCTGCATAACGTCAGGCGGTTGCGGCAGCATGTTCTTGCGCGCCATGATGGAGAAAACGCGGTCGATAAGTGGGTTGAGCGCTTCGTCGTTCAGTCGCTCCAGCACCGGCCCAAGCATCAGCAGTTTCTCTTCTTTCATCTCGATCACCGCTTCCACCGGCATAGAGCGGGTGTTGATGTTTTGCAGCATCATGAAGAGGTCGACGAAGTAGGCGCTGTTGATGGTCTGGCGGGTATCCTGAATGTCAGCGAGCAGATCTGCAGTATTCGGGTTTACCAGGTATGCAGGTTTGAAACCGTCCTGACCACTCAACACGTCGAGGTACGTCACATCACCAGGCAGCAGGGAAACACGCTGTGTTTTTAGCGAGGTAGGTGCAACCATAGGCGGGTTAGTAGCTTTATCGATGAGTTGGGCTTTACGCTTCTGCTCAACCTGAAGGGCTTTGACCTGACCGAGTGCCAGCATGCCAGGGCAGGAAGATGCGTAAACGTCTTCGCCGTTAACTTCCCATCGCGGCGCCAGGATCGGGAATTCATCGAAGCCGGATTCACGCAGCAGCTTGTCGGAATCGCCGCCAGTCTCGAAGTACACTGAACGGAACGGCTTGTTCTTGCTGTCCATCTTCCCGGTGTCGCGGTTAACGTTTGGCGTAATGCAGTGGTTAACTTCGATCCACGTTTCATACGTGCCGTTTTGCCACATTCCCTGCACCGATGAGCTGACGTTATCCAGACCGAATTCCTGTACCAGCTGACGAACGGTCATAGAAAACTGACGGAATGAAGTGTCGACGCTGCCGCGCGGGCTGTTAGCCAGGTAGTAGCTGCCAATCGGGAAAGGCATTGTGCGGATCACGTCCTGGTCGTCTTCGAGCACAGCCATTGCGGCGGTTCCGAAAGTGCCCAGGCTGGCGTACATGACAGGCAGTGACTGATACAGGTTTGACTTGTTGAACACTTCGTTCATGCGGCGCTGCACGACTTCAAGCCAGACTTTCACAGGGCCGTAATCCATCATGTCAGGGTCTGGCGTTGCCAGTTTGAACCATGGACGGGCCGGACTGGTGATGCCAGACATCATGCCACTGGAAAGAATGCGCTGAGCCATTGAGCCGGTAGGATCAACAATCTTGGTGTTACGACGATCATCACGGTTTACATCAGACGTCAGAAAGCGGGAACCGCGCGGATTGATAAAATCGCTCAGGTCACGCCAGTGCGACTCGAACGATGTGCGCTCACTCTTCAACTGTGCGAGTTGCTTCAGCAGACGCTCTTTTTCGGTTTCCGCCATCTCTGCCTACTCCGTTACTGACCGAGCAGCGTTTTACCGCTGGTGTTTGCGGTTGAGGTGTCGCCCTGTGCACCAGTCAGCAGAGTGGAACTGCGACCAGCAGCTGCACGGCGGCGGCGCTCTTCGTCGTCACGAGAACTGACAACTGCTGCATCCTGCTCCTGTGGCGCGGCCTGTACTTCTGGTGCTGCTGGCACTGATGGCTTGCTGCCGATACACATAGCAATAGCTCCGTACGCAATTAAATTATTACCAATTTAACCACATATGATTTATTTAGCGTAGGCTATTGACACATATAACATCAGATATTACCTTTTAGGTAATTGATGTTGATGTTGATGTAACGCAGTGGGTGTACGGCATATGGCACATGTATCGCAGCGGTCCGGATGGGTTCCATTAATGCTACTTCCCCAGCCGGGTAGCCGGAATGTGCAAGCCAGTGTTAGGTAAGCACGGACATGACGAATCACCATCGTGGCGATACGGTGTGACACCTCGGAAGAGACGAGGATGCAACGATGAGAGCATTGGTGGAATGCATGGTGGACGTTAGATCCACGTAGCACGCAGTGTTCTCTTCGTTGTGGTGAATGCGCAGGATGATGCGCTTACCTATCAGCTAGATGGTGAGGTAATGGCTCACCATGGCGACGACGGGAAGCTTGGAAGCAAGCCGGAGATAGTTCAGCACCGGCCACCACAACCCAATCACGCCTTAGGACCGTGATGAAGCGCCCATAAGAACGATGCTGTGTAGCTATTGGCGGTGGCAGTTTCCCTTGATGCTGACCACCGTCACTTTTACACCAGAACGCCATTGCGATGACGTTGCGCTGTAAACCCGTAAAGCCATGGAAGGCACCCTTGCTTCCAGTTCGCCCACTTCGGTGGGCATTTTTTTAAGGTGATTAGAATGAGTAAAGACCTGTTCGACATGAAGCGCCTTCCAATTGACCGGGTTGCTGCGAGAGTTGTTGGTAAGGGCGTGGATTGGACACCAAACAAAGTTATCCAGACAGGTGACAGCGATCTTCCACTTCCTATTTTTCCAATCTACAACATCAAAAACCCTCAGCATCGCCGAGAGGTTGAATCAATGATCGGAAGAAAGCGTGGATGGCTTACAGTTATCGGCCTGGCTGAGCAGCAAGGCGGCGGGAAATCAGGAGCGCGATATGTGGTCAGATGTGTTTGCGGAGTTTACACATATCGGCGCGGCGCACCATTTAAGAAGAATAGCGATGAATTTGATGGATGCGAGCGTTGTAGAGAACTGCTATTCCTTAAACGAGAGGAAGTTAAACGCAGAACTGGAAAATGGGTTGACTGGAAAGAGTTGATGTAACGCCGTGACATGTCACAATCAGCCCGCCGATGCGCGGGCTTTTTCATGCATAGGGATCGTATTCGGTAAGCGCTTTACCCTGCTGGCTTTGCTGTCCTGGTATATTCATGCGTTTCGACACCGGGAAAGCAAACGTCAGCAGCAGCGCGTCACCCTTGCCAGGCGATCGCCCTAACCGTTCTTTGATATCTTCCTTCGGTTCAATGACGATCTTGCCATCAACCCTGACTTTGTATTCTGCAGCTGACAGGTCGTCAGCCGTCTCCTGGTCATCCAGTGCGCCACCAATTTTCAGCCATGTTTTGCAGCTGTTGAACATCTCTCCGCGCTTGTTGAGCATCTGCGGATCGGTGGAGCCGCCGCCGAATGGTATCAGTTGCCAGGAACGTCCCCAGCCATCACCGATGGACTTCAGCCCAGTACCATACCCGAAGTCGATGAATACTGCGTCAGCCTGGTACTGGTCTTCAAAGTCGGCGATACGCTTCGCCATAATCAGATCGTCAGTAGTCTTGTTGCCGGTCCAGAGAACTTTGCTGTGCAGCCCCTGGCGCAGGTATATCACTGCGTCATCCACGCCAGAATATGCCGGGTCGACGCCGATAATCACCGGAGCATGCGCCACCTGCCCAGCGGTTACCACGCGCTTCATTGCCTCGTCAGTGAGTCCGGTAGGGATAAACTGCAACTCTGAAGCGTCAGGGAAGATCCCCCGCACACGGACTTTCACGAAGTCGCTATCTTCGCCGTAGTCGTCCACCCATTTCTGCAGTTGTTGTTTGTTCGTGCCTTCGACGGTGCGGCTGTCAATCTGTGCGCACTTCCAGCGGTGTTTGTATTTGCGGAAGCATTCACGGAAGCGCCCGGTGTTACGCGTCGGGTTCCCGAATGCTACCCAGATGATTTCCGTGTCTTCGTCCGTCAGCGCACCCTCGGCAACCTCCCACACCAGATCGGCAATGTTCGATGCTTCGTCGAATACCACAATGATGCGCTTACGCTCGTTGTGCAGACCGGCGAACGCCTCGGTGTTGTGTTCAGACCACGGGATTGCGTCAGCGCGCCAGCGTTTGTCGTGGCCCGGATCGTTGCTGTACATCGCGGTGGCGGTGCAGGTGAACCATTCTTTCGTGATAGCCAGGTTCGACCATTTGATGATTTCCGGCCAGGTCTTGGTACGCAGCTGGTTATCGGTGTTGGCGGTCACCACCACCTTGCAGTCTTCACAGGTAGACATGCCCCAATTAATCAGCATCGAAATGAAAGCAGATTTACCGATACCGTGACCGGATGCTCTGGCCAGCATTATCGGCTGGTGACGTGTTGCCGGATTCTGGAGGTGATCGCGTATCTCGCGGAATGCATCAGCCTGCCATTTTCGCGGGCCGGTAGCATGCGCCAGCTCTGTGCCATCCTCGCCCCACGGGAACGCATACAGAGAATAGCCCAGCGGGTCATACGTGAACCCAGCGATATCCTCGACAAGCTGCTCTTCCGGCGACATAGCTGCTGCTGTCATTCTTCACCACCAGACTGAGCCTGTACCCGCTTACGGGCTTTTGCCATCTTCTCAGCAATGGTCATCTTGACGTCGATTTCCAGACGTTCTCTGAACGCGTTGACGTCGACGTGCTTACCGATAAGCTCGAGGTTCTTCACCTTGTCCGGCCATTTGATTTTTTGCAGCGTGGACTCGATATCTTCCTCGTCATCATTCATCGCCATCCTGATGCGGTTTATATCCACTGCGCTGATCGACGTTCTCCAGACTTTAGGCCACTGACTAATCGGCTTCAGGCCTCCTTCATCGTTCAGGATGTCGATCACATCCATCTGGTCGATTTCTACCAGGCGCAGCAGAACGTAATCAGCACTGACACGCAAACGCTTGTTGCGCTCTTCCATCAGTTCGGCGATCCGTTTCTGGATACGCTCATCACGCATCATGACGCTGGCTTTGACTGCTGCCGTGTTTGGCGAAAATCCTGCGTTAATCGCTGCCTGAGTCTGATTTTCAGGGCATTTGGTATATTCCTGCGCGTAAGCCTCCTGCATCGCTGTGATTGGCTTATACTGCGTTGATTTGCGTTTTGGTGCTTTTGGTTCTGCGGGCATTGTTACCACCAAAGTAATAATTACCGTTTTGGTAATAGTAACACGCAAAACAAAGCCGCCATAGTCGGCGGCCGTTGCAATTTATTATCGATATCGTGACATGTCACATTGGCAATTTAGTCTCATGCCAGCCACGCGTCACCCAGCATGCCGAATCACCATCACACGGGCACGACTCAACCGGCAGCGCATCGCCGCACTTACCACAGCGGTTAGAGCTGATTGACTTGATACGCCCACGAATGCGAGCATCATCCTGGCGGATAAGCAACGCGATATACTCATTCATGTCGTACGGCGCCCGACCAGGGCGACGGGCGGCGCAGTTTCTCGCCAGCATCTCCAGTTCCTGCTCGTCGAGTTGCAATTCCAGCTTGTGGTTGCCGGCTTCAGCCAGACGGGCACGCTGCGCAGCTTTGCGTTCTGCTGCGGATTTAGCCATTGATCACCTTCCCGCAGCGCTTGCAGTAGATGCCATGAAATGTCTCTGGCTTTGTTTTATCTATCAAACTGATGATGAACGAGCTGCTACCTTCCACTGCTCCAAGCTTTGCGGAAGGAGCACCTTTGGTGATTGCAGGGCGATATGAATGACCGAACAGAAAGCCTAAAACTCCGCGACATTTATCCATCACTTATCCCCTTCAGACAGTTTTTGCATAGCCCCAGCGTAACGCTGCATTCCATGCTCAAGTGCTAACTTCACCTCCTGCTGCGGTGCTGCTGGCGGCAGCATGTATTGCCAATGCGTCGCGTCACGACATACTGATTTGAACAAAGATGCCGGGACAAAGCGGAATCGAACATCTTCATGCGGCGTGGGTGTATACACGCAAATTCTGAATTTGCTATCAGGATCAGGCATCCGCTCACTGCAAGTCACCCAACCATCCGTAATCACCGGAGCGTTGCCAGCCTGAAGCATGGCGGCGCGGCAGGCGTTCCATCCGTTGGCATAATTTAAGGAATATCGGACGCCATCTTTCACATACTTAAAGCCCATCCCATCTTTCAGTTTCGGTATTTCATCTGGCACTGATAACACCGCTGGCTGCGGTAACTGTGGTGCTGCGTAGAGCAACACATCATCCGAACCGGCCCCTGATGCAGGCCAAACATCAGCGTCAGCTCCCGACTCCAGATAGTCCAGATTAGCCCGGTCAATGCACGCCACAGCCTCCGCTTCGAGCGATGCCAGTGCGATACGCGCATTATTAATCAGGAGGCTATCAGCAGGAGATAAAACAACATGAGCGTTTCCCTCCGCATCAATTTCAGAATTCGTAATTTTTCTGAACAGCTTTGCCAGTTCTTTGGTAATAGTGCTCATGATGTCGCTCCTTTCCCGGCTGCGGCGGCGCGATTAGCATTCTCCAGACGACCCAGCAATGTGCGTATTTCATGCTGCTGAAATGCTATCGTGGCGTCCTTGGCTTCCAGCTCATCCAGCAGCGCCAGCACAACCTCTGGGGTTATAGCATCATTGAATTCGTCGCGGTCATAACCCCAACTATCGGATCCTGCTCTCTCCGCCATTTCACGCAGCGCCTGTTTGTCGATACTCATTGGGCTGGCTCCTGGAGGCCTATAGCCTCTGCAATTTGAGCTAATACTTCTGCTGATTCTCCGCTTTCCCCAACCGGTTTATTCATCCAGTCAAACGATACCAAGCGACCCGCCTCGACTACTCCGATATTGAAGTCATCACTGCCTTGCATCTTAAAGCCGTGCTTAATGGCCTTGTCACGTTTGTCGAATTCTACACAATCAGATGTGTACTCGATTCCACCTCCGTTTTCGTTGCACCAAAGGTATTGCTGAATGACGATGTATGACTTACTCATAGCGCTGCTCCTTTGCGAAGCTGGGCGGCGAACTCGCAAACTGTTACACCACCTTCCTCTGTGTAATCTGCTGATGAGATATGCAGGCCGTGGACAATACTGCCGTCGTCACGTTGAATGTTGCCAACCCACAGTAGTCCGTCAGTAAAATCACCGTACCCGGATTCATGACCGTCACCGCATTGCGAGCAAATAGACTCAATGTCGGATGGGTCAAGGAAGATTTGTTGAGGTACGAGTGTGTAACCTTCAGGGATTGCACTTGCCCGCACTTCAGCCAGGAAAGCGTCGGTGGCCGTGGTTTCCGCTTCGATTACAGCCTGGAACTCATGCAGCGTCTGTTTGTTGAGTGCTGTCATTGGGCCGCCTCCTGCCGAATTTTCTGCGCTAAATCGTCAAGCATGTTTGCATAATTAAACTGGTTTACGTCATCAAGAGCGCAAGCTGCCATCTCCACACCCTGCGCCCGCACTTCAGCCAGGAAAGCGTCGGTGGCCGGGGTTTCCATTGCAGCCTTCAGCACGTCGACGTACCACTCGCAATACCGGTAATCCAGCATTCCATCAGCCTGCTCAATCCACATATCCGGTGCAGTGGCGAACTCAGCCGCTTTTTTCAGCCCCCCATTCTCCGCCGCCAGCTCCCTGCACTTGCTCTCGGCGTTAGCGAGCTGTACTGCCATGTTGGTTGAGCGAACAAACTGCACTTCAAGCTGTGTAGCCAGATCGCTAATCAGTTGCGCCAGGCTGCGCACGTCGACAGCACCGCATGATGCTTTCAGTTCAGCCGCGCGCTCATGTCCTAACTTCGCTAACTCAATGATATTGCTTCCCATTATTACCCTCGCTTACCCGTATAAGTTATTGATTAGGTTGATAACTAAAAGGATCGTTATTTAACGCCGATCCCGTACCTGGCGATTAACAGCGCATCTGCAATGGCCTGGCCTTTCGCTTTTGCATCCAGCGCCCTGAGTTCCGGGTAGAGCTGAATTGCTCTGCTGCGTGCCGCGTCCTTGTCACTTCCGATGAGACCGGATGACTTCTTCCAGGCCTGCGGAGTTACCAGCGTGTATGGAATGTTGAGACCCTGCAGGATCCCCTCCGCTACGCCAGCTGCGTGCCCGAAAGTGAACATGCTCGCCGTTCCCTGACCTGGCATTGCACCTACCTGCTCGAGGTACGCGTGCGTAATTCCGTACTTACGCAGCCATGCAGCCACCGCTGCGCCGTTGACTCTGGACTTTGTCCCAACCTTGATGGTCGGCATTGCCAGGTGGTCGATGTATCCGCCCTGCTCAGTTATCAGGACCAGAGATCCGCTGCATCCTGGGTCAATCCCTAATACTGCCGCCATGATTTACCCCTCAGGTAATTTAAAACCACAAACGAGTTAATTTCAATAGCAATGCGCATATTTTATTACCTTTTTGGTAATTCATCAGATGTAAAAAAATGCGCTGCTGCGCTGGTATTACTTGATGAGTCCTGCTGCCTTCCCTCGCCTGTATTCCTCCATGAGCCACTGTGCCGGTGTTATCCCTCCCAGGGTGGCTGCGTTCGGCATGCATCCGAAACTTCGCCCTGGTGGATGGTAGGTGTTACCTGAGCCTGTCAGTGGTGTGCTCATTGGCTCTGGGTTGGCCTGTATGCTGAGTATTGGATCTGGAATCTGGTGACCGGATGCCACTTTTGCCGACCATTCATCCAGCAGCTTGCGAGCATGCTTCTCAACTTCAGCCTCACTCAGTTGGCGCTGATACATCGCCCGGCGAGTATCACACACAATCCAGTACATGACCGGATGGCGCCACGGGAACCGCTCTGGTCCACCAGGCTGGAGGCTTTTCTCTTTGGCGTAACGGTGAAACTCACCCATCACGTCATCGATGCTGATCCCCAGAACCATCTTGCTGTCTTTGCACCACTTGATGAATTGCCCAGGCGAAGGCCAGAACGGTGATTCACTGGCACGGGCATGTCGCATCCCTGCCGACACCTGCTCGCGGGTACGGATGCCACCTTCGGCGAATGCCGCGATCCACTGTTGCTTTGCTGCTGTCTCCTGCGCTGGAGTCTTCAGATTGGTCTGCTCAGCTGCCGGGAATAGCTGCTTAAGCTGTTTAAACAGGGCATCTACAAGGCGCTCTGCCGTGATGTTCACAACGTTGTCGCTACCTGCATATTGACGGTCTGAACCGGTTAAGCTGGCCATAGCCTCACCGTCTCGGTTCTGGATGGCGGTAAATACGTTATTCACAGGAAATCCTCCCACGCCTCTGGACTGTTCCAGTGCGGTACGTTGTTTTCAGGTGAGGTCAGTTTGTTCTGTCTGCTGATCTGCAAACGTCTGGCAAGTTTTTGCTCCCATTGCGCATGGTGGAAAGCCTTACCCTCGGCCATCCAGTAAACCCTGAACTCTGCAAGCTCCTGTGGTGTTGGCTGGCAATCCAGGTTAATACCCTGCAATGAAGACACCCTGAGGAAATCATCCGATGGTGACCAGTGCTCATGCATGACAAATTTCCCGAATTGCCCCAGTCCACCAGGAGGGACAAAGTTGTTAATCACGGCGTTGTTGGCGTCTGTCCTCTGGGGCACTAAACCCCCAGTTTTATCGCCCCTCTCCTTCTCTTGGTTATATGACTGGTTAACTGATAGGTTCTGCATCCCGTTTTTGGGATCATTCAACTTCCC